ATATATAAAAAAATGGCTGATACAATTTTTAATACTCTAGAAGATCGTTTACTTGATAAAAACTACAGTTATGAATATTCAGGAATGAATTTAGGAGCTGTTCCACTAAATGAATTTAGAAATAAAATTATTATCATGGTTGATAAAAGTAATCCTTTATTTGAATCGACACCTTTAGCTGAATATGTAAATATTGCTACAAATAGTATCTTTATGAGGGCATCACGTAATTATGATATAGTTTATACTCCAGATATGAAAGAATTAATTAATTATAACAAAAAAAACATGACTTTATCAATGCCAGATCTTAGTGCTTATAATAATAATGTTTCAGCTAGTTTACATATGAAATATGGAGTACAAATGGTTGGTATGAATTTTCAAAATTTTGATTCAAATATGGAATATTATGATTTATTATTTGATGGTGCTGGATCTGCATTTGTATTGAAACCAAAAAGCTTAAGATTTGTACCTGTAACTATACCTGAACCAACTCCTCAAGATCCTGCTTTATCTTATGCACAAAGAGATGTTTCTTCTGATTATTATAAATTTAATATTTAATTTTATCCATATTATATATATATATATAAAATATGGATGTTTGTAAACCAAAAATGACATTTGAAGAAAAAGAATTAGCTATATTAAGAAATGCCGTAGATGTTGCTGAAGAGAGAAAAGGAAAAGAATTAATACAAAATCCAGATGTTAAAAAAATAATTAGTATTGTTGAGGACTTTTTAAAATCAAATAAATTAATGTGTTATGGAGGAACAGCTATTAACAATATTTTACCAATTGAAGATCAATTTTATGATAAAAATATAGAATTGCCTGATTATGATTTTTATTCATATAATGCATTAGAAGATGCTAAAAATTTAGCTAATATTTATTATAAAGAAGGTTTTGAAGAAGTAGAAGCAAAAGCTGGTGTACATACAGGTACATTTAAAGTTTATGTAAACTTTTTACCAGTTGCTGATATAACACAAATGGATAAAACACTTTTTAATAATATTTTTAAAGATTCTATGATAGTAAATGGTATACATTATTGTCCTCCTAATTTTTTAAGAATGGCTATGTATTTAGAATTATCTCGACCTGCTGGAGACATATCAAGATGGGAAAAGGTTATGAAAAGATTAGCATTACTTAATAAAATTTACCCACTAAAAGCAAAAAATTGTGATTACAAAACATTTCAAAGATCATTTGAAGAAGAAAATAAAGATAAAGAGCATGATCTTTATACAATTGTGAGAGATTCGTTTATTGATCAGTCTGTTATTTTTTTCGGTGGTTATGCATCTGAGTTGTATTCAAAGTATATGACCAAAAAACAACAAAAATTATTTACAAAAGTACCTGATTTCGATATATTATCTGAAGATCCATTGAATACAGCAACTGTATTAAAAGAGAGATTATTAGATTTTAATATTAAAAATGTTCAAATTATTAAAAAAGATGGGGTGGGTGAAGTAATAGCACCTCATTATGAAATAAGAATTGAAGAAGAAACAGTAGCATTTATTTATCAGCCTCTTGCCTGTCATAGTTATAATACAATTAAAATAGGTAAAAAAATAATTAAAGTTGCTACAATTGATACAATGTTAAGTTTTTATTTAGCATTTATTTATGCTGGACGTGAATATTATGATGTAAATCGTATATTGTGTATGTCTCAATATTTATTTGATGTTCAACAAAAAAATAGGTTAGAACAAAAAGGATTACTTAGAAGATTTAGTATTAATTGTTATGGTAAACAACATACATTAGAAGAAATTCGTGTTGAAAAATCAGAAAAATTTGAAGAACTAAAAAATAAAAAAAATACAAAGGAATATGAAGAATATTTTTTACGTTATGTACCAACAGGAAGTAAATCAACTAAGTCAACAAAAATACAAAAAACAAATAAAAAATCAAAAAAAAATAATAAATCAAAATTGAAAAATAAACAAAAGAGAGATTCTAAAAAATTAAAAAATAAAACAAGAAGGGTTTTTAGAAATATTTTTAAATTTTAATTTTTATCAAATAATAATATATATATGAATTATTATTTGATTATCATATTATGTATTTTTATTATCATTTTTAATTCTGCTCAACCTAGATCAATAAAAGAAGGATACGAATCTTATGAAAATTGCGTTAGACAAGGATATCCAAATAATTTTTGTATGCAAACTCCAATACAATCTAAAGAAGAGAATGGATATTGTAAATGTGTTAATGGAGAATTTGGATCATATCATATAGGTGATGGTAAATGCTATTGTTCATTATATGGTCCTAGACCTCCATACTATACTAATCCAGTTTTTAATGATTTTTTATAAATACTAATTTTTATTAACAAATTTACACATTTTATCACACTTCTCTCTTATTTTAAAAATATCTCTATATAAAAAATCTTCTAATATTAATCCTAATAGGAAAAATACTATAATATAGTCAATTGATATTGAATAATATTTAGTTAGTAAAATAATAGCTATTATAAAACTATAAGTAATCCAATGATGTATATGAAAACACTTTTCATTCCATATTAACATTAAAGCTTGTTTTTTTGTAGATTTGTAATTTAATAAATACGCAATTAGAAACCCTAATATTGCAGCTAAGAAATAATAAAAATATTTTTTATATTTATTATAAATATTTTTAATAGAAGTCATATATAAACTATAAATATTATTATTTTCGATTTAACTTGTAATATTTTAATTTATCATTATTCATAGTAGAATATTCATAATTACTATCTATACTATAATATAATAATGCATCTTGAAAAGATAAAGGAAAATTAATATTACATTTATTATTGTTATTTTCTATATTCCAATATATAGATTCTAAATATTCACTATTTAATGCTTCTCTATAAAGTTTTGATCCTCCAATTACAAAAATTTTTTTTATATTTTTATTTTTACAATATAATAATGAGTCAATAAATTTTGGAAATGAAATAATATTACTATTTTCTATGTCATCTTTATTACTTGTTATTACTATATTTATTCGATTATGTAAAAATTTAAATGGTAGTGAGTTATATGTATTTTTACCCATAATTACTGCATTTAATTCATTTTCTTTACTATAAGTAGTTAATTGTTTAAAAAACTTCATATCTTCTTTATTATTCCATGGTATTGAGTATTTTTTATCATTTTTATTATAATATCCTATTCCACTTTCGTTGTTTGTACAGACTACTATAGAAAAATCCATTAAATTATAAATACTATATATATATAAATTAGTATTTAATTCGTTAAATAAATTAATATATCTTCATATATATCTTTTATTATACATAAAACTTTATTATAATATATGTTTTTATCAATACAATCAGGTATATATTTTTTTAATATTAATAATATATTTATAAAGTAACATATAAATGTGAAAATTAATTCTCTACTTCTATATAGAACTATTTGACTAATAGTCCAATCATTAACATAACTACACATATCACATTTATTATTTATGAAAAAATTATGAATATCTAATACGCCTGTTAATATTCTTGAAAATATATTTTTCTCATTTTTAATAACAAGTATATTTTTCATTTTATCAAAACTTTGTAAATTAATAAATAATATTTTATTTATCCTTTCTTTAAAAATAAAAGGATAACAACCGTCTATACTATTATTATAACTAATTTTTCTATCAAGTAAATATGGTATATGAATAGACTTTCTTATAATTTTTTTAAGGAATTTTTTATTTTTATATTTACTAATCAGTATTTGCTTTTTTTTTTCAATATCAAAATATGTAATAAATAATTTATTATCCAATATTTTAACATCAAAATCAGATATTATTTCATCTATAATACTATTAAAATTTTTATCAAGTAGTGTTAAATCTTGAGTTTTTCTAATAAATTGCATCATTTTAATACCATTTTTTATAGCTATGTCTATTTTATTAGAAATAAAACATAATCCTAAAATCGACCCTATACTACAACCAGAAATTCGATTAATATGTATTAAATTTTTTTCTTCCATTGACTTTAAATATATTAAACATCCTATCATATAGGATCCATTAAATGCTCCACTATCTAACACTAAATCTATTTCATTATATATATTATTACTATTCACATTTTCTATTAAATAATTTATATATTCATTAAGCATTAATATTGTTAGATAAAAATTATTATTTTTTTATACTAATTAATTGTTATTTAAAAATTTAAAAACTATATAAAATATCATAGCAAATAAAATACTGTTAACTACATATCCAGATAAATTTGGATTACCATCACTAGAAAATAATGCAGGTAAAATTTTCATAGTATTACTTTTTACAACAGGTAATTGCATTAAGAAAAATAGTAATGCTATTATAATTGGTATTTGTAATTCTTCTAATAAAAATTCTAAACTATCTTTTCTATTTGTATAAACCATGTTATTTCTAATATAATCATGTTCAGTTTCATAATTTTTAATATAATCTTCATTATTTTCATTAGGTATAAAATTAGATTTGATTTCTTGATCTTGAGTTATAGTTTGTGTGTTCATAGGAATATCACGCGAAGGTAATGTAGTTGATCCACTCATACTAGCTTGTTGTATACCTGTAACAACTTCATTCATAATTTTTTGATTGTTTATAGAATTCATATTATTATTAACTTCATTTATTTCTGGTGTATTTTGCGATTCAAAAGTTACTTTTTTTTCATTTGTTTGTAAAACAACATTGTTACTGGTACCTACAGAAGGGTCACTAGGTAAATCACTAATACTTGTTGTTGATTCCATTTAATATATTAAATAGATTAATACATTAAATTATTTACGAAAAACTAACCATTTTTTTTTTGTTATCACACGGAATAGAATTAGGTTTTAATTTAACACATTTATCATTGTATTTATATACTTGATTACTTAATTCTTCTAAAGAAGGTGCTTTAAAAACTATACAATTTCTATCATTACATACTTTTCTAAATAAAGATGCTAAACCTAGTCCTAATATAACTGATATTATTATTTTACCAATTTTTGAATTGAAAAATTTTTCTAATTTCATTTTATTTATATATTAAATAAATATTAAATTAATTTATTCTTGAATAGTTATCTCTTTGACATCATTATTATCTGGACAGTCAACTTCTTCATGATTAAAATTAAAACAATTTAGAACAGAATCTTTGTATTGAAACATATCTTTATTATCAGGTGTTGGATAAACAATAACTACTCTAGGCTCTGGAGCTGTTAAATAAACATATAGTATACCAATTGCGAAACAAAAAATAAATACAGGTATAGAAATATATTTCATATTATAATATATATTTTTATTTTATTTATTTTTTTTAGAATCTTTAATTATTTTGAAATCAGACCAAATATAAATCAAATCACATACATCATATTTTTTAGTATATAATTGAAAATTATTATTTTTCTCGTTATATTCAATATATTTATGTTTATATTTGATATTTGATTCTTTTTCTATTAATGGGTATAATTCATCTTTATAAATATTAACAATGTCTTTTAATGGACTAATATTTTTATTTTTATCATATTCTTCTAAAAAATCTTTAATTTTTTGTAGAATATCATTTTTATCTGATGCTAAATTTTTTAAAGCTATTTTGTTTTTAGTATTATGTGTTATATCTATCTCTGCTGTTATTAAATCATTATACATGTCCATAAATTCTTGCAATTCTGATAATTGTGATTTAAATTCATTAAGAACATCATTTTCTGATTCATATTGAAATAATAAATTTAATTTATTAATTATAATTTCTTTTTTAACATCTTCTATAGTCCCGTTTATTATATTTAATTCATCATATATATATTCTCTGTCTCCTTTTTCTATTTTAATATCTAAATCACATTGCTTACTAATTGATCCACATTTAGCTTCAAGTAAATTTTTATCTGTTTTGAAAATAGTACCTCCTACATTACCACAATTAATACATTTTCTTTTATATTTTAATAGTTCTTTTCTTTTTTCTTTCATATTTAAAGTGTTATTTTTTAATAATGATTTTTTATAATCATTGTATACAGTATCATAATTATTTTTTAATTGGTAAAATTTATTCAACATATCTTTCATTTCGTTTAATTCTTTTTCAGCTTCTTGTAATTTTTGTTTAGATTCAACAATAGTTTTTGGAGTAGAACTACTAGACAATATATCTGTATTTATTATAATATTATCAGGGTCATTATTTGTGTTAGATTCTTTACCTAAATTATTTTTTTTATCAATTGTATCCATATACTTTAATGAAAGATTTTCTTATTTAATATTTGAACTTCTGGATTATTGGTCCATAGTGGTAAATCAGTATATAAACTTTTATTTTTATTAGTATTATGCATTAATTTTAATTTAGACAAAATAAATTCTTGTTTTTGTCTTATTTTTAATTCTTTTTCTTCTTTAGTCATTTTACCTTTATATTTAAAATACAAAACACCTCCTAATGTTCCAATAAATAAAATCAATATTCCTAAATTATAGATAAAATTATAATATTTATCTTTAAAAATTTTACATTGCTGAAGAGTTGAATTTAAAAAATATTTAACACCTGGTTCGATTAAATGTGGTTTTAGATGAGTGTCCATTAAATAATACAGCTAAAATAGTAAAATTTATTTATACATATTTAATATATATAATGGCCAATGCTTCCTCTTCTTTAATAGTATTTTTATTAATAACAACTGTATATTTTATTTTAAAATCTTACTCTAGATCAGAGTCACAAACTAAAATTTGGACTATTATTTATATTTTATTATTGATCGTTTCACAATTTTATATTAATTTATCTTTAACTAATGATATATGTGGATTTAATCAATATGGTGTCGCCTTTATGGTAACAATTGTACCATGGGTTATTATATTTGGTATTTTAAATATTATACTATTAACATTTCCTAGTTGGTTATCACCTTTTGGAAATACAATAGGTTATTTAGTTTGTGTAATAACTGGAATTAATAAATTTTTTTTAAACATTATAAATGATAAAGCTAGTTTAAATTCGGTAAAACATAAAGATATAATTGAAACAATTAATCATATATATACTGATAAGTCTCTTTTAATAAATGAAATATCTTTAACAGAATTACCAATTTGGTGGAAAAATATGAAAGCTGCTAATATATTAAAATCATCTGCAAATGAAGAAGATTATAATACTTTAAAGTCTTATATTAAACTTAAAAATGATATTTCTGAATATATATGGTATGTATTAACAGGTGGATTAGTTACATCTGTAAGTTATAACTATATTGTTAACAGTGGTTGTAAGCAAAGTGTAGAAGAAATGAAAAAACGTCATGATGAATACATAGAAAAAGACAATGAATTAACTGAGTTAGAAGATAAAAAAGAAGATCCTATAGTCTATAAATCTTATGAATAAATAATTTAAATTAATTTAGGAAGATTTAAATAAAATAAAATAAATAAGTAGCATAATATTCCTAAAATAATAGATAACAACCAAATAGGTACAATAGTTTTTTTACTATTACCGATACCAAATTGTCTTAGTGACCCGTTATTGTTATACAAAAATGATGGTTTGAAATAATTTAAAAGAGAAAATAATATTAAAAATAATAAGATAGAAAACAAAGTTATGTTTTTTTTTAAGTAAATTCTATTCATTTATATATATTCTATAATTTATTTTTTTATACATTTATTTTATAATGGAATCTTTTTATCAAAATTTCTTTTCACCATTGAGTAAACAATGGTGTGATTACTTTCTTTATTTAGCTATATTTGCTTTTATTGTGTTAATGTATATTGTTGTTAGTGCCTTATATACTTTATTAACCGACAAATCAAAAAATAAAAAAGAATTGTTATTTAGTATGTTATTAACATCACTACCAGTATTAATTACTTATTTCCAAAATAGATTATTGTATTCAATGTGTAGTGCACCAATGAGAGTTTAAATTAAAATTTAATATAATGTAATTAGTATTATATTAAACTTTTTTCATTTCATAACCAAATAATTCAAAGTCTTTTTTATAGACTTTATTTATTAAATCTATTAATTCATTATTAAAATCATTAATTGTAAAAGGAATAGTATCATTTTTATTTTCTTTTGTATTCATTTTTTTATATTTTTCAATATCAATATTAATATAATATTTATTAAAAAGTTCTCGTAATTCGTTAACTAAATTTTCAAGTTTTATAATATGTATAGTATATTTTTTATCAATATATTTGTATTGTTCAGTATAATGATCACCGTTTAAATCGCGGTTTTTAATTTTTTTTATTAAAAAATCATTAAATTGTTTTTTATTTTCTATTTTTATATTTTTACATGATTCATGATTAATTCCTCCCCATTCACAGTAATATTCTGATAATATTCTTGTATAAGGATTTCTAACAATAGTAAACCAGTGATATTTTCGTTTTAATCTATAAGATTTATTTATAAAAATTTCATGCCACCATCCATATTCCGTATGATATTTTCCCCATTTTATATTATTTAGTTTACCCATTTCTTCAATAAATGTACCAGCACATTTTGATATATGTATAAATTTTAATTCATTCATTATATATACTCTATATTTATTTTAATTGATCATAAATCACTTTTTTTTTATACTTCATAAGTGCCTTTTTAGTAATATTAGATTTATATGTATTAGACATATAACGACAAAAATCAACAAAAGGTGCTACATCTATTAAAATATTAAACATATCTTTTTGAATTTTTAAATTGTATTTTTTTAAAAAAATATCTATTTCGAAAAATTTTATAGCATTACTATGAACCAATTTTTTTACAAATTCTTCAAATTCTAAATTATTTTGTAATGTTTCATAATCAACATGGAGTGTTTTATCTATTTTTTCAACTAATTTTGTTAAAATAACAATTTTAAATTTTTTAAAAGAACTAAAAAGACCTAGTAAATATTCTAATAATATATTTTTTTCTTTGTTGGATATTATTTTAACTAATCCAAAGTCTATAATTCCAATACCTCCTTTTTTTAAAAATAAAACATTTCCTTTATGTAAATCACTATGAATTATGTTATAATCTAATATTGAAGTTAAAAAGAAATCATAAACATTAACAAATATAGAATAATCTTTATAACTAGATACATAATTATGTATTGTCCATCCATCTAAATATTCCATTACTAAAATATCAAAATTACTTAACTCTTCATATATTGAAGGTGTATAAATTTCATTATTATCTTTAAAATAACTATAAAATAATTTTAAATTATTTTTCTCGTAATTAAAATCTATTTGTTGTATTAAATTTTTTGTATTACTATGTATTATTTTATTTAATTTAATTGTATTAAAATTAGGTATTAAATTTAATATGTTTGATAAAAAATTTATTAAACTAATAGAATATTCTAACTTTTTTTTTATATTTTTTCTTTTTGTTTTTATGATAATTTTATTGTTTTTATAAATTCCCTCAAATACAATTGCTATAGTTCCACTATTTATAGGTTTTTTATTAATAGATATATCATAATTTTTTTCTAAATTTAATAATGATATTATATCTATATCTTCATCATTGTAGGTAACATTATTAGAATAATTTATTAATAAATCATTCAATCTTTCATTTTTTCCATCACCTACCACCCATTGTAATATTTTTATAAAAAAAATATCTAACGATGAAACTTTATTAATCAAATTCTCATAATATTTATTAATATTTCTATGAAAAAAATATGAAATATTTTGCTCTACATATATGTAACTACACATAAGTAGTATATATAAATTTCTTATTAACATAATATATATATATATATATTATATTATTATATTATTATATTTATTTTATTTTATTTAAAATTAATTTATTTTTAGTTTTTAAAAAAGATTTTCGTAATAAATCTTCATTGTTTAATGATAATATTTTTAACATGTCTATTTGTGGGGACATATTGATAATTAAAGATAAAAAATTTTCTTTTAATTTCAAATTATGTTTAAATAGATATTTATTTATATTTAAAAATTCACTTACTGATGGTATTTTTTCATTTAAAAGAGCTTTTAATATTATTACAAATTCGTTACTGATATCAGGTATGTCTTTATTTTCGTTAATTTTGTTTGTTAATTTATTAAATATAATATTTAAAAATTTTTTATAATTTTTAGACTGTAAACCAATAAACCAGTAATACATCAATAATGTATCATTTGAATTTATTTTTTTTATTAAGCCAAAATCTATTATACCAATTTTATCATTCATAAATATTACATTACCTGGGTGCAAATCACTATGAATTATGTTAAAATTATATAATGATTCATTAAAAAATTCACAAAAATTTAATAATTGTTTTTTAATACTGTCTGATTCTTGACTGTTTAATTTATTTAATGATATACCTTCTAAAAAATCCATAGTTAAAATTTCACTGTTTGAAAATTCACTATATGTTTTTGGAATTACTATATTTTTAAAATCTTTAAAATAATCATAAAAAATATTTATATTATTAAATTCTATATCATAATTTATTTGATCTAATAAATTTTTAGAATTTTTACTTAATATATATTTGATATTAAAGGTATTTAATATTGGAATATAATTACACATATCACCTATAAAATTAAACAAACTTAATGATTTACACAATTTTTTTTTTATATTATTTCTTTTTGTTTTTATTATTACCTTATTTCCTTTGTATGTTCCAATAAAAATAATTCCTATAGTACCACTTTTTATAGGTGTAAAATTAATTTTTATATCTTTAGATAATTTAGTCAATTCTTTATAATTA